CTACTTTTTCGAGCATGCCCGTGCCTGATCGCGATAACCTATATAATCGCTAATCCAGCGGATTACCTGCGGGCTAGGATGCGCTCTGATCTCCGTTGCCAGCGCTTTCTGATCGGCAGCCGAGTACGTCACCAGCGTGGGGCAGGGCACATAGCGCACGGATGTGCAGCCGGTAAGGGAAAGTGCCAAGACAAGCCACCTCATGCCGAACCGCCATCAAGCCGCGCCAAAACAGCGTCTGTCGTGGCGGGCTTATCCGCCTGAGCCTGCGCCATCGCTTCGGCCTTCTCGGTGATTGCTGTTGCGCTATCAGTCGCGGCTTGTGCCGTCGTGACAGACGCGTTGTTCTTCCCGGCCCGGTACGAAAACCAGATCAGCCAGGCGACAAAGGCGAGGGCAATGACGCCCCCGCCGATGTAGACGTACTGGCTCAAGCAGCCGCGACCGTTTCAGTCGTGGTCGTCTTCGTTTCCAACGCCGTGACGAGGGAAGCGATGTTGCCGGCCAGACCGACAAGAGCCGCCTTGGCCGCTACCGTGTCGCAGTTCGGATCCAGCTTCTCGATGATGAAGCCGCCCAGAACTGGCAGCAGTTCCTGTCCGAGTGCGCCAGCTTCCTGAATGAGTGTGTCAGTTGCCATGATGGCATTTCCTTTTGAGTGGTTTGGGGTGTCCCGCAGTCAATCCGCGACCGGTGCCGTGGACTTGCTGAGGATTTCGGGGATGGCGGCCTTCACCTTCGCCGCGTCTTCGCGCGCGACAGGAACAGCGGTAATGCCCGGACGCAGGCGAGGGATCGCCCATCCGATGCAACCGCCAATAGCCGACATCAATTCGTAAAGTCCGGCCCATTTGCTCGTTGCTTCCGGGGGCTGGATCACGGCGCGCAGGATCGCGCAGCCAACAATCAGCCATGCCGGATAGATCAGATATTGAGCCGGGATCAGATCAGGCAGCAGCACCAGCAGAGAGCCGACGCCGCCAGCCTTGAGGAAGGTGTTGACGTTTGGGTTCATGCCGCGATGGCCTCTGCGAAGAAGGCAACATTCGCGACCGGATCAGCCGCGCCCTGTGCCGTATTGTAATGAGCCTTGTGGTACGCACTTAGTCCGGCCGCGTCGGTGGAGGCGGGCAGGGCGTCACGCACGCGATAGAACCGGATGCGCGCCATCGCGCAGGCATAACGGAGGTTCGTGACCAACTGCGCTGACGCAGACAGATCAGGAGCGCGCATGCGAGTGCATACCGTCGCCAGCCGAGACTGTGCCGGGAAGTTGAGGAAGTTCGTCCAGCAGTCGTCATGAGTGGCTGGCTCCATCTGCCAAAGACCAACGGCAGGGCCACCGCCAACTTGCCGGACATAAGCGGCGCGGCTTTCCGCAAGAGCAGTTCCCGTCAGCAGGTTCTCAGCTGAAGAGGACCAGAGCCCGAGCGCAATCAGCGTAGGCCGCACGATCTCGTATTTGAGTTGACGCACGTCGAGGCCGGTCACGTGTGAAGCGCCTGCCAGAAATGGAGAAGACGCTCACCATAAATCGCCAGAAAAGCGAGGATCGTGACCGCCATGGCGCCAGCCCATTTGAAAAAGGACATACCGCCGAGAAGGGTGCTGATCATGCTTTTGAGGTCGCGCAGATCCGTGTCCTGCCGCTCCCCGCGCATCCGCCCTTCCGTCTGAACCTCGCTGAGCTTCACCTGAATGGCCGTCATACCAACCTCCAAGGCTGTGATGCGTCGTTCGTGGTCGTCAAAGCGCGGGTCCGCAGCCTGAGGTGAAATGAGTGTGTTTGGCATCACTTGCCTGTCTTTCCACTTACCGGAACGTGTAGGTCTGTGAGGGTTGCGCTTCGATGATCTGACGCACCGCCGCTGCAGCCTGTGGAGCCAGGTAATTCACCGCATTATTGGCTGTCGGGTGCACTCCAAGGCTATCCACGCCCATCACCGTATTCATGAAGCCTGTCGTATCAAGAAGGCTGATATTACGACTGCCCATTTCGGCAACAGATGCCTGTAGCGCTTGCCACTGCGCTCCGTTGAAAGGGCGCATGACGATGGATTTTGTGAATGGGCACATCGAAGAAAAAGCCGTCAGGAATGACGTTTCTGCTGCCTGAACGGACGAGGTGGTTGCGTTGGCGTCGTTTGTGCCTTCGTTCTCAATCATAGCATCTGGGCACAAGGCAAAAGACCGATTTTGACCGGGAAAGACCTGGCTCCATGTGTTCGGCAGTGATGGGACACCTCCCGACCCACCGACAGTCAGTCCGGTACCGCCAAACCCAACAATGCCGTATTCAGCGTTCAGCCTCTGGGCTACCTGAGCAGACCATTCAACTGCATTGTCATTGCGGTTAGTGTCATAGGCTTGGGTCTCCCCAAGTGTTCGCACACCTTCCGTAATGCTATCGCCGTAGAACAGCAGCGTACGCGGATACACTTTCGGAGCATAAAAGGATTGGCTGGCACCGATGCTTATTCCCGTTAATTCCGCACGGGTTCCAGGGGTAGTCGCCCATCTAATTAGCCCCTCAGATGTGGACTTCAAGGAAACCCTGAGAGAGTGAACGGAGGTGGAGACTAGAGAGCTGGGCGTGCAGGGTATGGAGCCCCTTACTGGGTATGTTTTGGCGTCCATCCCATCCACCGAGACGCTAACCTGCGTTAATGGCTCTGACTCTCCATAGGTACTAAACGCCAACGCGCAATTTTCGCCTGAGAAGGTGGTTTTGAAATACGCGCCAGCATTGATGGAATCTTTGGATGTGTCGGATAGTGCGCCCCAATTATAGGGACTGAAATATACAGTCCCGTCAGAAAAAGACGCCTGAACGGAAGATGTCACGCTGTCGGTCGTATCGTTGTTCAGGTGATAAAGCGCCAAGAGACCCGGCTCAATACCCTGAAACGGCGCGTCCTCTGGGGTCCACCCTTGCCATGAACGCACGATGTTCCAGAATGAAACTTCATCTATCGTGCCAGTAAATCCGAAGCCGCCATCCTCAAAACCGCGCAGCCCAAACTGCGTTCCAGCAGGAACCGTTTTAATGTTTGTGGACGCTATACCGACGCTCTCACCATCAAGGTAGCCGACCATCGCACCGGTTCCAATAACCATAGTCGCCGTATGCCATTGGCCGTCAGTTACCGTGCCGGATGTTGTTAAGGTGTACTGGCCGCCATCCGTCCCATTGTTTACGAATGTCAGATTGCCGCTCGTAGTAACGCCGAACCAGCCGAGATTTTTATTGCCGACCATGACCTGCGTTGAGGATGGATTACCTGATATTTTGAAGCGGACTTCGATTGTCAGACCAGAAGCTGAGGACAGTGCATCGGCAAGGCTGGTCGGTGTTGTGAGAAGACCACCGGTCGTTGCTTCACTGAATAGACCAGGACCATAAGTCACCGATGTGCCAGTTGCGTCGTAAGTTCCAGCATACACAGGGGAGACCAGAAAGGTCGCGCCCAAGGCTGCGAGCTTGAGCCAATTTCTCATTTTAGATACCACCGATATAGGTTCGGCCGCCATCAACGGTCATGAAGCGAATAAGCGTTTTATCGCCAGCCTTTGCGCTGATGACGGGCTGAGCGCCATTGGGCCAAAAGATCGTGCCGGCTAGTGCGACGGACGCCCCACCCGAGGACGGCTGGGTCACAAGTAGATCGATGATTTTCTGCCCGACCGCAGCCCCGCCTGCTCCTAGTGTGATCGTAGTGGGAGCCGATGGCGTCAGGGTATAAAGCGTGGTGTCGGTATCGGTCGGCGATACCGTGACGTTTGTGCCTGAAAGCGCAGTAACAGTAATCGATGAGGCCGTCACATGACCGTTCGCGTCCGTGCCAGCGATGCCATTGGGAGCGTTCCGCCCTTGGATCAGTTCCTGCTTTGATAGCCAGGGGCCGCCGCCGAAAAAACCAGGATCAAGGATGGTGGAAGGGGGGCGGGCTGAAGCGACGCCACCAAGGCCGGAGAACACCGCAATGACCATGGATAGAACGCAGCCTTGTTTACGAACCGCGGCAAGGGTTTCGTTTAACGTGGTCTGCTGCGTCGTTTGCATCGTCTGGACCTCGACCATCTGCCGCTCCGGCGTCTTCACGTCCTGCCGGACCTCGGAAAACTCGCCGCGCGTGATGTAATCGGGAGCGCCTACGATGGTTGGCATAGCATCACCCATCAGGGCACCAGATTTTCGTAGTGAACACCCGCACGCCATTTCCAGGAGCCGGAACCGCCACCGGTCGCAGTGAGGCGCAGGCATCCATTGGTGTCAGCCGCCACAGTGGCGGCAACGGTGCCATGATCAGAACCAATGGCCGGATAATTGTTAGAAGACGAGCTTGCCGTCAGAACATAGCCGGAAGTCGTCCGATAGCTCATGACGCCGGAAAAGCGCTGCAAGAACGCATCAGTGCCGTTGCTGCTAACACCAATGATATTGATGTCGTATTCCGTCGCACCGTGACCCGGAATAACCATACAGTTGGCTGTAGTAAGGTTCCCGCTATTATCTGTCGTTAGCGTCACTGTAGAGCCAGAAGAACTACTTCCAATCAACCCAGGAAAATACTCGTAACCATTGAGCGGCCCGGTCGTGTTACCCCCCGTTAGAGGTAGATAGCCGTCGAGGGCATTTCCAAGATTGACGTAAATTGGGTTCGACTGCGTACCGACACGGCGCCCGTAGCTGAATAGCTCAACGGGAGAGGCGGCCTGTGTCGAACCAGCCTGAGCAGAAGGCACGACAGAAGACAGCACTGCGACAAGTGGGTTCTTGGGCGTGCCGGTCCGAACGCCATACGAAAACGGCTCAACCGGATTAGCGGCAGTCGTCTGCGCCTGGGCGCACAGTGGGATAAGAAGGGGAACGGCAAGCAATAGGGGGCGCATGAGGGGAAATCTTAGACAGATTGTGACCCGTCACACGCGAAGCGTGCCGTGCTGAGATTCTATGACAAAACGATCTTGGAAAGCAACGCTATAAAAGACCGTGATGCGCTAAATCGAGAATAAGCGGGGTTGCACCAATCGCAAGCAAGCCATCGCCGTGTCGAGATGATCGTAGATGTAGTTGAGGGAGTCCACAGAAGCCACCTTTGGTTGTTGGTGGGATGTGGATGAGGGAAAATTGTTAGGGCGAAGTGTAGGCCGCCACAATTAATTCAATCAATTGACTCGAATCCAAGACAAGTGCGCCAATCCATTGTGGAGGGCTAAATATGCCTTGGAATGGATTTGTCGTTAATAGAACGTTATTTGGCTTTTTTATTGCTATTGGACTGCTTTTTCTAGCTCCGCAGGCATATGCATTTCAGCCCCCGCAGCCGAAACCACAAGTAACGAAGCCTAGCCAAGAGGTCGTTCTGCTAGATAACGGCCACTACACCAACGTCGATGGAAAACGCATCCATTCTCCTAGCCACACAGCAGGAAACAGAATGCCTTCGGGCGCGTCAGCCAAATGCGAAGATGGCACTTTTAGCTTTAGCCAGCATAGGCGCGGAACCTGTTCGCATCATGGCGGTGTCGAACAGTGGCTCTAACCGGCTCTGCCGGGAATAGCGCATTGACCCGACTCTCTCAGAAATGAAATAGTGCGTTACAGTTCGGAGAAGAGATTGTGAGAAGACTATCTATTGCGTTGATTGCTATTGCTGCAATCTCGGCTCCATTAAACACTTCTTACGCTGATGATTGCATTGGTTACACGGGACCAGGCGGCCCTTGCTATACGGGGCCCGGTGGCGGATTATATACGGGTCCAGGCGGAGGGCTATACACTGGACCTGGCGGTGGAAAATACACGGGTCCTGGTGGAGGTATGTATACCGGACCAGGCGGGGGAATGTACACCGGTCCGGGTGGGGGAATGTATACAGGCCCTGGAGGCGGGATGTATACTGGGCCTGGAGGTGGGGTTTATTCTGGACCACCATCATCAGATCCGAATGCATATCATGGGCCAACAGGGCCTTGCATTACAGGGCAGGCAGACCATGAATGGTTAGTAGCAAATTGCCCCAACCGCAGGTAAACTCCGAGGCATGATCTTCCTCTATCTCGTCGTGGCTGCGGCTTGGTGCTTCTTCTGGGTGAAGGGGTACCTTTTGCCTGCATTGGCGTTCCCGGCTTTTTTCGCGGTTTTGTGGCTATCGTCATACAATGATCCAAGCCCATTTACGCGGAACCCGGGATACGATTACACGCTGGCGTTTGTGCTGATCTGCTTATCCTTCATCCCTTACGCTATCCGCCGATACCGCGTAGAAAGGGCGGATCGGCTTTTGAATGGCGTTCGGTTCAATTACCGCGACTGACCCAACAAGTGATTGATAACTGCTTGATCCGTCTGCTCCATTTTGGTGAGGCGACGATTGGCAAGAGCGTGACCAAGTAGAGCATTACCCGCATGGAGCGCTGCTCCTGTCGCGCCGCCCGTCATTAAGCCACCTTCCTGAGCGCCAAGTAAGCCGCCGAGTGTACTGACAGCCCCACCAAAATGACCGCCTCGGATTTCCTTCTGGCGCTGCGTCATCCCTGCCTTGAAGGTCTTTGACCCCACGGAGCCGCCCGCGTCTCGCATGGTGCGTTCTGCAAGCATGTCGCGGTAGAGCGTCCGAATGCGCGCTTCCTGCTCAGGCGTAACAGCGTCTGTTCCCTTGGTCGCAACCGAAACCTCATTCTTGTCGATCTGCTTGATGAGGTTCTTCAGCGCCGTGTAATTTACACTTTCACCCGTTGGCGCATTTGTCGAAGGCTGCATCAGGCCGCGCGACTGAAGAAAGCGCAGGCTGTCGAGAGTGCCTGAGCGCTGCGAATATCCAGCCAGATAGTCATGAAAGCCGGGGGCGCCCTGGTCGATGTGGTGCGCGAGGTCATCCATAAAGGGAGAGAGGCGAGCAGCCGCTGCACGCATATGACCGTCTTCACCGGCCGCGGCTTTCTGAAGGCCGTAACCGATAGCCTTGCGGACATTCCAAAGATCGGACGGGCTTGCCCAACGAACAGGGTCTTTCGGCTCATTCCAAAGAGTATGCGTTGGCGACGGATTTTCTTTGGCAAACGTCACATCCTCGAGCGCCTTCTTGGCTTTCATGATGGCCTGACGAACCGGCTCATTGCCTTTATTGGCCGAGATATGGCTATCCAGTATCGAATGAAGCGCCCCCACCGGCACGGCTTCTTCATTCTCAAAAGCCTTTGTTCGCTGCGCCTCCTCGAAGGCTGAACGCTCGGCTTCCAGGTTGTGGATCTGCTCCGGCGTCCCAATCGTCTCCCGCAGGTGCTGCGTGTAGGCATGGTCATTGGCGCTATCCAGCGTCCTGAAAGCATCCGGGTAAAGATCCCGCAGGTTGTTTTCCAATCCTGCCATTTTGGCATCCTGAGTGCGCACCGCAGTCGTGTGGAAGACACCCGGAACCTGCGCCTGATACAGCCGCGTTCCGTCCTCACTCGTGAAGGCCTTCATGATGGCATCTGCGGCTTTCTCCGGATCACTGAAGGCGCCAACCTTGGAGATAGCCTTGATCTGGGCTTTCTCTTCCGCCTTCTGCGCCGAAGTGCTGGCAGCCTGTCCGATTTCTATAGGCGCTTCTTCTGCTCCTCTGGCAGCCGCGCCTTGTGGGTCCAGATAATCCCCAGCACGGCGGAGCGCCGCAGAGGCGCGATCCGTGACAGGCGAGAGGACTTTACTCCCGAGCTTTCCAGCCGCACCGAGGCCAAGTGTCAGGGCTGTCGCGTCCTTCCAGTCGCCGCCAGCGAGACCGGTCTGCACCGCTGCCGCAAGGGCGTTGTTGGCGTACTTCATCGAAGAAGGGCCATCGCCAGTCAGTGCATTGGCGACAACACGACCAGCCCTCGTTTCGTCAAGCGCCGCAGCAGCAGGGCGCACGACACGACCACCAAGCGCGGTTGCCAACCCTGCGCCAAGCATGGTCCCGGCTGCATCCGTATAAGGCGCGCCATAATCGTTCTTGCGCGCCGCTTCGTCGCCGTCTTCCTTGGAGGCAACCCAGTCACCGACGCCGTGTGCGGCGCGGGAAACCGGATTGTCGATGTGATGACCAAGAGACGTGGCCCAACTCACAAGATGAGGGACGCCGACACCGAATGTCCGGTCGATCTCCCGTCCTGCGGAGTTCACCGTATCGTTTACAAGCGTCCAGGCTTTTTCCGCGCGCGACGGTTCTGCCGATTTAGGGTCTGCCGATCCTGACTGACCAAACATCGTCTCGAACGCATCGCCAGATGGTTTCTGAGCAGGAGCGGGAGCGTTCGTCTCTGGCGTCCCGCCGAACATCGTATCAAACGCATCGGGCCCAGACGTCTGTGCACGGTTCTGCGCTGGCTGGTAATTTGTCGCAACCTTGCCCGGATAAGCCATTGTCTCGGGGTTTCCCCATTTGGTGCGGTCTGTGCCGCCATTGTAAGCCCGGAGCGCATCCGGAAGATTGCCGTAGTGCTTCAGGTTTTCGTCCAGTAGGCGCGCCGCGCCATAGATGCTTTGCACCGGGTCAGTCGGATCGATACTTAGGCGCCGCGCTGTATCCGGCATGAACTGCATATGGCCGATAGCACCCGCATGAGACCGGATCTTTGGATCATTCTGCGGATCTTCAACCTGATGAACCGCCCTCAGAACGTCCGGGTCAACGTTCCAGTATTTCCCGGCATCGTCATAAACGCGGTCAAGGTCTGCCACTTGGCACCAACCCGGCTTCAGCCATGGCGTTGTAATTGTTCTTCAGTTCATCGAACTGCCCGGACTTCTTCAGACCCTCGATATAGGTGCTGCGCTCCTGTGGCGTCATGCGGATCATCTGGAACGCACGCGGGTCGAAACTTTGGCTGAACTGCTGGTTCCACTGCTGGAACTGCGCAGGCTGCATCCCCGAGGCTTTCCACGCCTGCGCCTTGGCATTGATCGCGTCTTCATTGCCCTGAAGCTGATGGATCATGAGGCGGTTTGTTCCGCTTTGAAGCGCACTGTTCGGGCTGGCGTGGACGGCGGCAGCTAGCTTGCTGTCAGTGCCAGTCCCCAAGGCTTGTGATTGAGCATTGGCAAGATTTTGCGCCCACTTGTTGAAGGACTGAGCATCTTGAATATCTCCACTCTTCCATGTCGCTCCCGTCCAATTATCAACAACGGAAGCTAGGTGGCGAAGATTTTCGTAGCCCGGACCGCTATTAAAGCCTTCCAGATCCGAACCCATATTCCCAAGCATAGCCATCCGATCATTGCGGTTCGCGGACGCTTGCATGAGCGCATTGGCCCCATCTGCTCCGGCCTTCGCAGTCGCGGCAAGGGCTTCCGTCTGACCTGCTGCGGGTGCGGCCTGATAGCCGGGGTTTGCGGGCTGCTGCGTCGGATAACGTCCCGAACCCATCGCCTCGGGCGGAACGGTCGGCTTTGCGCCACCAACCACCTGATCGCGCCTGACGTAGCTGCGGGAGCCGTCTGGGTTGATGACCTCCATCGGGGTAGAATTGGTATCGGGCGATGTCTGTTGCTGAACCGTCGTCGTCGGCTGAAACTGCCCGCCATTCATGGCGCTCTGCTGCGTTCCAATGACGGTCTGCTGCCCGTTGTTTACGGTCGCACCGGGTGTGCCATAAACGTTGGCTTCCTGCTGGCCTGGAGCCTGCATGGAGTTCGTCAGTTGCGCTACGCCGCCCGCAATGCCGTCCGGGTGTTGCGCGATCTGATTAACGATAGCGTCAACGTTCTGACCAGGAAAAATCGCTTTGGCCATGCGCTTCGCTGCGAAGAGGTGCGCCTGATCCGGGTTTGATCCAACGTAGGACAGGATGGCCCCGACCGCGTTTTTCCCGGCTTCTGTGTTGGCGAGATCGTCCGCGCGCGCAGCGTTCTGTTCGCGTACGGCCTGCGCTGCCCCATATGCGGCAGCCGGGTCAGCAGCCATTGCGGCGCGGGCCTTGGCGTAATCTGTGCGGCCATCTGCGCCAGTCGCGCCGAGAAGAGCATTTCCCTGCGCCATGTCAGCATCATACTTCGCCTGCTGGATTTTGTTACCGAGCAGAGCATTGCGAAGACCGACAGCCTGAGACGCGAACTCAAGCGGATTGGTCTGCTGCGTGAGCGGTGTCGGCATGAGGGCGTTTGTGTTGAAGCCTGCCATGGTTAAGCACTCGTTCCAGATCCACCAAAGGGATCAGATGAAGAAGAACCAGAGCCATTTAAAAGCGCATTGTACATGCTGTACTGACTGGCCGTATTACCCAGAGACGAGAGACCACTGGCCAGCGCATTACCCGCACCAACCGTCGTGGCCATGGCACCATTCGCGCCTTCCATACGGACCTGAGCCGCATTGTTCGCGGCCGTCATGGTGTTGTTGCCCTGCTGGTTGAGGGCGTTGTAGCCCTCCTGCGCCAGTGCGTTCGTGTCGTTGAACTGGTTCTGATACGTGCTGTCAGCAAGGCCGGAGGCATAGGTCGCAGCGCCCTTCTGGGCTGCCCCACTATTCGCCAGCCCCCGCGCGGCGGCGCTGTTCGTCGCCGCCTGTTCGCCTTGCTGAAGGTTGAACTTGTATCCGGGAGTGGCCTGAAGCTGGCTTTCTGTCAGTCCATTCGACAGCGCATTGATCGCGGAGTTGCCTGTAGAGGCATAGTTTCCGAGCAAGGCGTTGGCGGAGGTCGCACTGTCCGTGATCGTCGGTGCGACTTCCTTGGCCGTGTTGACGGCAATCGCGCGCGCCTGCTTCTCGGCATTGACCTGCATGGCCGTGGCAGCCACCGTACCCGCAGCGGATAAACCGCCCCCGATAGCGGCGCTCGGATCAAAACAAACCCCCGGCAAGTAATCAGCCTGAGCAGCGGGATGGCGGATCATGGGCGTTTCATCCTGTAATCGGCGGTATTGCGGACAGTCCCGTCCGGCCATGTGATGGGGGTTGTGTTGACGCGCTCAAAGCCGAGCCGAGCCGCGTTGTACCGGGCGCACAGATGCTCTGATTTCATAACCCCAATCAGTTCCTGAACCTCGGGGTGGTCAGACCAGAATTCGGAGAGCAGGCGACGGAACGCGGCGAGGGATGCTTTGCCCCGCATGGCCGGGGCAGCCCCGCAATGGACCTCCCAGACAGACGACGTGATCGGCAACAGCATCCCGACCGCATCGCCGTCCCGGTAGAGGATCGCGTTCTCCGGAGGCACGGCGCCCAGGATTTCAGCGTCCGTCATCACGACAGGGCGTAACCATTCAGGATGCAGACAAGCCCTGCACCCGAGGCGAGCAGAACGTCACCATCCGTCAGGACAAGGCTCGACAGCTCTGGAAGCAAATCGGTGCCATTGGCCTGAATGGACCGTTGCGGAACGACAGCCAGAGCCGCGCCGCCCGATCTCTGGATCTGGAACGTGAACGTCACTGCTGCTGAGGTGGGGTTTGACAGCACACCGCTCGTCACAACACTTGTTCCGGCTCCAGCTTTGAAAACTGTAGCAGCGGAAGCGGTCAGGGTTGTTCCAGGCTGAAGGGATTTCGCGACAACGGACATCAGGGCTTCATGATCGCAAAGATCATGCTCTCGTCTGAATGTGACCCGTCACGCGGTGGTCGCGCCGTAACCGAGAGAATAGCGGAATCCTGTGCCGTTTCCAATGCTTTTAAAGTCTGCGCCCGGATGGACTGGGCCTGCAAAAGCGTTTGCTCGGCAAGGGAGAGGGCGTCCTGCGCTTCACGCAATGCCGCAAAGGCGGAGGTCTGAGCCTGAGCGGCAGAAAGCGTGGCCATATCGGCCTCTGCTTCGATCCAGGCCGTATCGGTGCCGGGGGCTGATCCGGTCCGTTCCCAAAGGCGACGAAGGAAGGTCTGGCCTAATGCCGTCAGTGTGCCATCTGCGTTGCAGATCTGATGAGGCAGCGGGCAGTTAAGATCGCGCGCACTCATGTCCGCACCGGATCGATCGCGAGGAACGCTCCCATGAGTGCGGTATTCCCAGATGCCTGCCAGGTGAGGCGATACACGCGATCACGCGCCAGACCGAGCCGCCAAAGCGACGGCCATGTGTTACCTGTTACGCCCAGGGAAAGAGACTGCGGCGTGCAGAATGTTGCGCCACGATCGTCGCTCCAATCCACGTCGACACTCTGGCCTCCGCCGTCCTGCATATCCACCATGAACTGGCGATGAATGCCGCGCGCGCCACTGGTCAGCAGGTGAGGGAAAGCACGCTGGCGTTTGATGGGCGTGCCGTTCTCAGTGAACGTGTCCAGGCTGGCCTCGTAAATGATGCCGTTTTCGTAATCACCCGCGAAAACCTTGCCATACGCTGCGGCCCAGCAATAAGGGCGGTACTGGTGTTGATTTTCACTGAGAACTGACCCTGGGTTTTCATCAGGAATTGACCCGGCCTGTGGTTATCTCTCCTGTGTTTTATGGAGAGGTCAAGCGGATAAGGTTTTTTTGTCCTTTCTGGCCTTTGGGGCGGCTGTACTGGCGCGGAAGCGGTAGCTGTCATTGCCTGTTTCGAGGATATGACAGTGATGGGTGAGGCGATCGAGAAGGGCGGTTGTCATCTTGGCGTCGCCGAAGACCTCGCCCCATTCACCGAAGCTCAAATTGGTGGTGATGATAACACTGGTACGTTCGTAGAGACGGCTGAGCAGGTGGAACAGAAGTGCGCCACCTGATGCGCTGAATGGCAGATATCCCAGCTCATCAAGGATCAGCAGGTCGAGACGCAGGAGGCGTTCGGCAATCTGTCCGGCCCGATTGGCGGCCTTTTCCTGCTCCAGGGCGTTGACGAGATCGACGGTAGACCAGAACCTGATTTTTCTACGGTGATATTCGATTGCCTGTACGGCCAGGGCAATAGCGACGTGCGTTTTACCCGTCCCGGGTCCACCGATGAGCACGACGTTTTCAGCGCGATCCACGAAGTCTCCTGCATGGAGCTGACGAACTGTGGCTTCATTGATCTCGGCAGCCGAGAAGTCGAAGCCTGCCAGATCCTTGTAGGCCGGAAACTTCGCCGCCCTGATCTGATAGGCAATGGAGCGCACCTCGCGCTCGGCCAGTTCGGCCTTGAGGAGCTGCGCGAGGACAGGAACGGCCGCCTCGAATGCTGGTGCTCCCTGCTGGCCCAGCTCTTCTGTGGCTTGCGCCATGCCGTACAGGCGCAAGCCCCTCAGCATAACGACGAGAGCACCGATAGCAGGATCATGACGCATGGCGGGTCGCTCCACGCAGAGTATCATACCGCCCTGTGTCGGCCCGGGGTTCGTGTTCGAGCTTCAGCGCCTGTGGCGCATCGATCCTTGGACCATCCGTTTTCTTGGCGTCGGTCAGACGGTGCAGTGTGTTGAGGATATGGGTCTTTGTCGCCACGCCATCCCCGATTGCGAGTTCGACAGCACAAAGCACGGCCTGCTCGTCATGATGGAGAACCAGAGCAAGGATCTCGACCATTTCCCGGTCACCACCGGGACGGCGAAGCAGATGGGTTTGGAGAATGCGAAACGCTTCGGGCAGGTCCGTGAAAGGTGCGCCATTGCGCAAGGCACCCGGTTTGCGCTGGAGTACAGCCAGGTAATGCCGCCAGTCATAGACCGTTCGTCCAGGCAGCCCATGGAAGCGCGTCACGATCCGGGAGTGCTCGCAAAGCACTTTGCCTTCGGCTGCAACAACCAGCCGCTCAGGATAGACGCGCAGACTGACAGGCCGATTGGCAAAGGACGCTGGCACGCTGTAACGATTGCTCTCGAACTGAATGAGGCAGGTCGGCGATACACGCTTGGTGTGCTCGACAAACCCGTCAAATGCTCGTCCCGGCACCATCAGGTGAGGCATCTCCGCCGCATGCGCCGCGGCGACATTGCCAGGCAGTTCGACATGACGCAGGCTGATCCACTGCTCCAGGCAACGCGTCTCAAGCCAGGCATTCAAAGCTGTCAGGTCTGGAAAATTCGGCATGTCCTGCCAGATCTGCCGCCGCGCGTCCTGAACGGTCTTCTCGATCTGTCCTTTCTCCCAGCCTGCGGCCGGATTACAGAATTCCGCCTCGAAGAGGTAATGGCTGACCAAGGCAGAAAAACGCAGATTGACCTGACGGGCTTTGCCCTGCCCGATACAATCCACCGCTGTTTTCATGTTGTCGAAAATACCTCTGCGGGGAACGCCTCCCAGAACGCGGAAAGCCTCTGTCAGGGCATCGAACAGCATTTCATGCGTCTGGAGTGGATAGGCCCGCAAAATGAAGGCACGGCTATAGCAAAGCTTGGTGTGGGCAACCTGCAGTTTGATCCGCCGTCCCCCAATAACCGCCCAGTCCTCACCCCAGTCGAACTGGAAGGCTTCGCCTGGCTGAAAGCTCAGGGGCACGAACACGCCACGCCCCGTCGTCTGTTTCACCTTCTGCTGCTCGGCTTTCCACTCTCTTATGAAGGCGGCAACCCGGCCATACGACCCCGTATAGCCAAGCGCTACAAGATCCGCATGAAAGCGGCGCCCTGTGCGTTTATGTTTGCGCGACTTCGAAGCCTCAAGCATCAGCCAGTTCGTCAGCTTTTGTGCAAACGGGTCCAGCTTGCTCATCCGGACAGTGCTCGCAAAAACCGGCTCAAGCGTTTCGGATCGAAGATATTTGCGGATCGTATTCCGCGACAGGTGCGTCCGGCGCTCAATCTCACGGATCGGCAGACGATCCCGATAGTGCCAACGGCGGATTACACTCAACAAGTCCATGCTGATCACTCCTTCGCCTCCCGCGCTCATGCGTCGGGAGCAGTGTCAGGCATGGGTCAATTCTGAATGAAAATTTCCCCGCTCCCAGGGTCAGTTCTCAGTGAAAATCAACAGCGTGTCCTTGTCCTCGTTGCGACGGTAATACCGGAACACACGCACAGTATCGCGCTCTGAAATGTCTGTGCGTTCATCGCCCTCTGCCGCGATAGACAGTGGCGCGCCCTTGACGTCTTCATGCCCGGGATAAAGCCGCTCGAACTCAGCGCGCGGCATTTCCTCCACGATCATCGCCCACTGCATGTCCGAATGATCGGGCTCTTGCGTGTTTGGATCGGAATAAACGGATCGCGGGTCCGGCACGGACTTGATGAAGAAGTCCTGATCGAAGCTGTCTTGCCCGCGCACGTAGTCTGTGACGACGTGAACCCAGCCCATTCCCTGGCGTACCTGTCCTTGTATGGCGCAGTTATAGGCGTTCTGCTGAGCGTTCGACTGATACTCGATATGGCGGATAATGCCTTCGATGACGTCTGCCGCTTTTTCGTTCGAGCCAAAGCCGGTCGCATTGACCTTCATGCCCATTTGCGACTGCCGCGCGTCGTTCTCGATCTGGAAGACGTGCTGCTGGGTTTTGTTGATCGTCAGACAAGGGCGAGGGGAGCCACCAAACGTTCCGGAACGTGCCTGATAAACAGCACTGTCCCACTGGTCATGGTTGTACGCATCGGCATGGAAGAACCGCAGATCTTCCAAGGCATGCTTGCGCCACTGCGCCTCGAAATCACGTGCGGCTTCGAACCGCTCCTGAACTTCGCGGAGAACATCATCTGTTTCTGGGAGACGACCGCTCATGCTGACCACCGCGCCCAGTCATCCGTTGTCGGGTCATAGGCGACTGCAACGCCATCTCGCATGAAGATACGAAGCACAGTTGTTCCGTCAGATGCGGAGAAACGCAAACGCCGGAAACAGAAGCGAGCAGCCCCAAACCAAAACCGTCGGTACACCAAGCGAATTCGTGTCTTCATGAGGTATTCGAATACCACACCAAAACCTGTCAGTACAACCAAATTCAACAGGTTGGACCGATTACACCCCCATCCATCCACCGGCAGCGCCGATCAAGGGAGAGCGTTTGATGGGCTTGCGTGTCGGCTTATCATCCTCGCGATCCCTCAACCCAACAGCCAGATACCGAAACGCATCCGCGTAGTCGGACGCCCAGTCATGCAGCGGCTTGTCACGAAACACCTTGTTCGCGTCGTCCCACGACTTGCGATACTGCTCGAGCGCTTCAATCCCGCGTTGGCAGTTCTTCCGGTCAATCCGGCAGCGTGGCAGGAGATTGCGGGCCGCGCTAATCCCATCATCCACCGGCGTGCGAGGTAGGACGCGGATCGGGTTCATACCAAGTGAGCGCATGGTATCGATCCGGCGCTGACCGGTTCCAAGGTCGCCATTATTCGCGTCATGCGGAACGATGTGCTGGCGGTAGGTGTAGGGGCGCTTCCCAAGCTCTCGCACATACCAGTCGATGCCCTGACCGGATCCGGCAATGCAGTCGATCACGCGAACGTCTGGACCGATCTGCTGCGCGCACCAGATGACCGTGCTGTCACCGATGCCAAGATCCCAAGCCGTGATGACGGGCAGGGATGGATTGTGCGGGACATCACCAAGGCGCCCATCCTCATCAAGGCGCTTCATGATCTTGCCGTAGTAGCTGCCCTGTATGGCCGCATCGAAGGAGCAGTCGTATTCCTGCTCGTACTTTGCCCCGCCATCGTCCTCGCCATACTGAGCCACGAGCTGTCTCTTTTCTGCTGCCAACTGTTCGGGCGTGAAACGTCCTGTCTTTTCAACGCTCGAGACTTCGCAGAACCAGCCCGGTTCATTGCGCATCCCGTCGAAGAACGTCTTGGCGTGATTGCGTCCGCGTGGCGTGGTGATGAACATCGCCCATCCGCCATTTTCCAGCAGGATCGGAGAGAGAAACGCCCAGGCCGAAGGGTTCGCCAGCGCCCATTCGGAAAATACCACGCCAATCGGTGTTGAGCCCACGAGGCTGTTGAAGTTGTCCGAGCCAACAACCTGCCATGTTGAGCCGTTGATGAACCGGATGAACATTTCCTGTTCTTTGGTCGTGGCGCGGATTTCTTCCGGAAAAGCCTCATCGATGCGGCGGCGTCCAGTGTGTGGGTTCACCGCGTCCCAGATGGCTTTCCGCGCCTGGCTCGCCTCGGGAAGCATGTGCCAGTAGTTGCCGACCTTCGTAAGCGCAGAAACGGCTGCCCAGTTCAACGCAACGTCATCCTTGCCCCATCGACGATGCGCGACCTCGTATGCGCGTTTCCCGCCGTTCTCGAGATAGGTCCAAAGCCCCATCTGGTAATCACGTGGAAGCCAACCGTAAGCCGGGATCTGAAGCTCAGCCATCACTCAGCTTGCGAATGACGATCTGGAAGGGCTGCCCGCCCTCCGCGTTCTCGAGCGCTACGGTGTCCTTCGGCTTGCCCCAGGCACGGTCGAGCAGGGCATTCGCAGCAGACACGCGAGCGCTTTCAGGGGCTGTGGCTTTACCTGCGATCTGTGCAAGCGCCTCGATAGCCGTGATGGTGTGAGACCGCGCAAGCTCGACAACCTCTTTCAGGGCCTTGGGTCGCCCTGATGGATTGCCGGATTGTCCTTTTTGAAATGGCTTGCCTGCTGGCGGTTTTCTCCGCTGCTTGCCGCTGTTTGCAGTGGGTTCTGTCATAGGCCCAACCTATCATCAGGCCATGTTCAGTACAAGCAAAACCGGTAACAGGATACCACAATTCTGCGTTTAATTCGTGCTACTATATTCGCATGACAACTTTCATAGTCGATTTGAATTCTGGCATAGTAGCCGCAGATTCAAGGCATTCAGATAAGCGCTCAGATAAACTAATATTCTCCGTTGATTCTGATGATGATAAAATATGCGTTGCGAGAGGTTATGTATTTATCTTCGCAGGAAGTGGCCGTACATCTTACTGCTGGCATGAGTGGTTAAATAATAAAAGTAAAGGTCTACCACCATTCCCTCCAATAAAAAATGGAAAGCCTGAAGCTGTATTTTGTGCAGTGAATATTAAAACGCACAAGATCGACTTTTTGTTTGGTAATGATGATGCATGGATTTACGATGAGAAGTCCGGAATTTGCACGGCTGGAACAGGACGAGCGTTTGCAAAAACAAAATGGGACGATACGCATAATGCTATCGAGGCGATAGAAGAGGCAAAGAAGCGTGACGCGAGAACCGGAGGAGAAATAAAATACGTTAATATTTTTACGGGAGAAAATAATCTTTCCGGCAAATATCGACCTTCTTACGTTTTCAGAACGCTTGTCCGATCAAATGGTATTGTTATGTTTGATTTGAATGGATCTAAAGAATACCCAATAACACCAGACCTTCCAAACTACTCAGAAATTTTAGAAATAATTACTCAAACTGAAAAAGACGCTGTAGCGGAAGAAAAATATCACCTTGGGGGGCATTACTATTCGTCCCAAAATCCATGGATTGAACCCTACAAAACCGAAGTTACAGGTTTTCTAAAAACCGTATTCCCTGAGAAATTTTTATGACCAAGACGCCAACAAAATCAGGCTGGGCTTACGACTGCTGAAAGTGCGGGAAGGGGGGCGCCGTTTGGGGTTAAGCCTATGCTGAAAATTTCCAGAAACACATTGACACATAAATCATGCTCTATAATTAATTGTAAAGTTTAATGCCCTAAGGAATTAGTAATGTTTTCGATAATTACTGACCAAACATGCATTATAGCATCTGAAATTATGGTTTACGCACATTGGGAGATTTCAGGAATAAATAGAAACATAACACTTCATAATAATAATCACAAAATTATCTTTGGGGTAACTCATCTTTATATACCAAGTAAATACTTTAATAAATCTATATATTACTTCTGCGTTAGGGACATTTTAATAGAAATAAGAAATTTTACTGGGAGAAGAATTATTGATGATGCAGATATTATTAATATTCTGCATCACATCGCAACAGTTGGAGCCATAAAGAGCTTCTTGATTAGGAGTGGATACAATAAATATATGATAGAAAAGTCTATCCGCATTATAATTAATGCGTCTTTATTTTTAAATTTAAGGACTTCTTCTGCCTTTTGGCTGTATAGTTCGAATATTTATTGAATTCTTTAATTATTATGTTTATAATGTATCAAATATGCTGTTACCGAGGGAGGGTCATGGCCTCATGACCTTTGTTGCCGCCCGTGTCTCCGCTCTGACTACGGTTACGTTCGTTTTGGACACGACCTCGACGTGGATTTTCCCAGAAACCAGCGTGCGAAGGCGGTCTTTCCAGTCAAAAACAACCCGCACATTCGTGACGAAGAACCCGGGCGCCATCCCATCAGCATAGCCCTCATCCAGAGGGCGGCTCACATAAGCTTCGCCAAATCCCAGCTTGTCCCAGATCGTCTTTTTAGCGACCGTAAATCCGTTCTCTTCCATCCCAAAATCCCCCTCGGTATTAATCGCCCCGACCGCCATATCTTCGCGCACAGCGGCTTTCATGCCCTCAGACGAAGACTGGCGCCCGAAACGCTCGTCACCGCACTCAGCGCTCAACCTCGACGCTCTCGCGGCCATATCCCGACGCTGCTGCACCCTCAGTCTGGCGCATGACGCGTTCCAGTCGATTGCCGGACCGAGACCCTGACGCGAGGTATCGACACAGTGCGGCCAGACGTCAGTTTCTGGCGGAATTTCGGGGTTTTTCATCTCGTCCATCATGCCAGAACCGCCGTTTCAGTACCAGAAAAATCGTGCTCTTTTTGGCTATTTTCTGCGGGTTTTCCTCCGCTCAACTGCGCGATAAGGGCCGCGTTCTGCTCCAACATCGCGATCCGCTGTTCCGTCACGTCCCGCAGGTCGCCAGACATGGCGGGGAGGGCGCGTTTCAGGGCGTTGGCCAGATCAATCCCGGTCAGTCCCTCGGCTCCAGCGGGCGTGTGATTGCCGTGCTTGCGGATCCGGTCTTCCTCGCGGTTTTGCGCTTCGAGTTCAGCCTTGCGGTCGGCCAGGATCTTGCGGCGGCGCTCGATTTCCTCGGAGGTGAGGCGTTCCCGATCCTCGGCGCGATCCGGACCACTGGCAGCGATCATCCGAACCTTGGCGATTTTGTCTCGCAACGGCTGGACCTGCGCTTCGAGCAGTTCGACCAGCTCAGCGACTGAGGGCATGAACTTGCAGGCCCGCAGCAGAGCGCGGTCGGTGGACTGATCCCAAACCCCAGACGGCAAATCCTGCGCCACATCGGCGAGAAGGCAGGCGCGAGCACGGGCCGCATCGACGCTGAACGGGTTGGCGACGGCTCCATTCAGGCTGATCAGCATCCGCTCCGCTGCCTCGAGCACGGCTCTCGCGTTAGCTGGCCTCATCGCGGCTTCAAGGGCTGGAAGGATGCTCTTAGCCTCGGCGATCACTCGGGCAGAAGGGCGATCGGGATGGATCCGGATCACCATGCCCGGAACTGGATCACCACGACGCATCCGGGCAATTCGCTCCTCGGCGCTTTCGGTCGGGCCAAAGCGCGTTTCCGATCCTCGAACCATCAGGGCGTCGTTCAGATCCCTTCTGATCGTCGGGAGCTTGGCCCCAGTTGTGACAACGTTGCTCATCGGCTTACCCCCATTCGATCCATCAGGAAGCGGGCGTTCTCGTCCGCGTTCTGTGCTGCGGTTCTAGGGCGAGATTGGGGGGTACGTTCAGGGTCTGGGGTTATACCCCTACGCTTCACCCCCCAAGACTTTTCTCGACGGCACCAGCCTTGGAACGCCGCCGTCCAGTCGGCCTTGGTGTCTCCGTTGGCCAGCCAGTGGAGGCGGAAAGTCTCCGCAGTCGCATCAACGTCCAGCTCCAAGTTTTCGGCATAGGCGCGCTCAGAACTGGACGGCTGCCAATTCCCCGGCAAACGAGTTTTTCGCTTCGGGGCCTTGGTGGGTTGCGAAACTGCAAGTTCGCCAACCTCTGAACGAAGTGAAGAGGGTTCTGAACGTAGTGAAGAACTACTGTCTAACTGTCTTACCGGTTCTGAAACGCTTCTCTGCTCTTGAATATTCGTTTCATTTTGATCGGTGAAACGCGTTTCATCTGCCGTTTCATCGCCACATGAAACGTCACTGCGGGAACGTTTTTCACGCCAATCTTTCAGGCGCTTGTAGTCTTTGGTGCGTTTCGCATCTGCCTTGAGACGCTTTTCAAATGACGGAATAGCCTCATCGCAAAGAATTGGATGGTAGAGACGTCCATCTGAGCATTTCACAAAGCCCTGCAGGGCAAGGGCGCTGCATTTGCGCCAACCTTTTACGTCCGCTCCGAAGTCAGCCATGACGGCAAGCTCGATCTCATCGTCCGGAAGGCTGCCGCAAGGGACTTGGTTCCACGCGCACCACCACAGCTTAATGGCTGCCAAGCCTGCACGAGGACAGGTGACGACAGAGCGCCGATAAAGGTTCGACTGGAAAAGCCGGTTGCCGAATAGCGGCATAAACCCATAACCGCGCAAATCGACTTCTGGGGTCGTAAGAGGATCAGGAAGATCACTCATATCGCCACCTCATCCACAATTTCAGTGATCGTCACGACCGTCTTCTGCTCGCACAGGCGGCATTTCACGCCCCGTACTTCGAGCGTGAGATGCTTCGGCCCATCGTCCACGACAAAGCCCAGGCCACGCTTGTTCTTGACCCGCTGGCGAGCGCCTGGCGTACGGACATTCAACGGGCGAGGCGTCGTCAGGCAGTCAATCAGACGCTTGGCAGAGCCCACCAGATTGTCTGTGTCAGGCGTGCCGACCGAATGTCGTTCGATCAGGACATGCGCCCTGTCAAACGGCACAGAAGGCCGTAGGTGATAAGCCGCAGCCGAGACCTGCCGTTGCATGTCGTTCTTCTGCCTCGCCGCAGTGAAGTGGCTGTAGCCGGTTGTGCGATTCACGAGCGGGTAAGGCGCGGGTAGGGTGAATGAGATTGTCCGGGTCATCTCACATTCCCAAAGCGCGGCAATAAATGTCGAGCAGAGTTTGCTGCTCTTCGACCTCGGCAGGCTCCTGCTTGCGAAGGCGGATAATCTGCTTGATGACCTTCACGTCAAACCCAGCCGACTTTGCTTCTGAGAAGATGTCCTTGATGTCTCCAGCGAGAGCCTTGCGCTCTTCTTCCAGACGCTCAACGCGCTCAATGATGGAGCGCAAGCGATCCGCCGCGATCCCGCCCGTTGCGGCGCTGTTGTGGCCTGTCATGTCTTGGGTCATGCGAGTTCTCCGAGGGCAACCCGGACGCGATTGGCATCAGACGGGTCCATGTGGGGGATCTTCTTCTCGATCCAGATTTTTGCTTTTGAGATGGCTTCGGCACGGCTTTCGCACTCGGATCCATGGAAAGGACAGCCACCACCAGCGAGGGCCGCATGCCAGCAGGCATCCCAGAACCACGAGTGACAGATCCCGCGTGAAAGCCTGATCTCCGCTGCCGGAAGCACTGAGCCCTTGCGAGGAACGCGCAGGACTGTTTCGGCGCGGGCATACAGTTCATCGTAATGCCAAGCTGATAGGGCTTGATCTCCAAAGAGGCCCGGGGCAGCTTCCATCATCGGTTCTGCCCCCACATAGGCACGAGGTATTCCGGAGGCGTTACGACGGAATAGCCAAGCGCATTCAGCACTCGATTGCGTGCGTCCTTGCGACCGCCGTTAAGGGCCTGCGAAATATCGGACTGAGAAACCCCGCGGCGGCGAGCAAGCGCGCGCTGGCCTCCTGCCAACTCCACCGCATCGGCCACGAGTGATTTCACTTCTGTAATCGGAATGGCGCTCATCGACGCAACTCCTCTTCCGCCGCTCTCAGGGCACGCTTCATCTTGTCGGCCCACGTTTCCCAGTCGAACCAGGAGACGTGCAGGCAAAGGACGTGGCATGACGGCGGAGGTCCTTCCTCTCGCTTCAGCCAAACAAACCGGCGTCGCAGCCGGACTTTGAACCAGGGCATGTGTCTGCTCCTCGTGCGTGCTGGCGCTCAGCAACCAGCATCAGCACCTCGTTTCTGAGGTTTTCGGACGAGGCCATCAGCTCAATCAGCGCTTCCGCATCGGGCGCATTCTTGTCTGACAGCCAGTTACGTGCAGCACGGGGCGTTTTCTTCGCAGCCCGCGCCAGCATTTCGGCTCCGAAGCGAAGGGGCATGAACTCCCGCCGGATCGCTTCAAGAAGTCGGTCGCGGACAGGCGCAATGGTAACGGCGCTCATTCGCGGAAACTTTCGGTCAATAATTGGCAAGTTTCGGTCGAGATTTGCCCGATCATTTCCCATGCTTTTTCTCCATTCTTCGTCATGTCACTGAGCGAAGAACGGAGAACAGCGATGGAGGACATGCCGCCCGGAACACCACAGCTTGAAACGGACATCGACGAGCCCGTCATTGCCCGGTTTCTCATCGGCCATGCGCGTACGTGGGCACTGCTCCACCGTGGCATGTGCCAGGAGGTGCGGGACCATATCGCGCTTCGCGTTGCTGAGGAGTTAGGGGCGCGCATCGGGTGAGATCAGCTCAACCGGCTTCGCTTGAGATATTCTGGAAAGGCCGGGGCCGGTCCATTCCAGAGCGCGCTCCACGTCACGGATGAACCCGCTTCAAGAGCAGGCCGCGTGATGATAACGGGCCGCGTCACCTCACTAGCAGCCGCAGGGGCGCGCCATTTCCTCTTCCAATCTGCACGCAGCTTCGCAGGCGCAGAACGCTCAATTGCTGAGTTTAGCGCCTTGTGAGAGACGCCAAGCTCCTTGCAGATCGCCCGCGCTGATCGGCCTTCCTCCATTAGCGCAAGCAAGCGAGGAAGCAGAGGCGACCAATCGATCCGAATAGGATGTTCGCGCCGCATCACTCCATCCCCCGAAACGGAGCCATGAAGGCGAGGGACAGCACAACGGCCTGGATCATTACGATCCCCGAGCCGATCACAATGAACGCCTCAATAGTCACCAAGTCAGGCATCGCCGTTGACTCCCTTCTCGGAAGTATCGGGAGTACCGTTATTGCGGGGATCGGCGGCAACCGAGTCCCCGCTATCACCATCTGCCAACACAGAGGATGAACTGGATGAATGGTCAAAACCCTGCCGCAATGGCGCTTTTGCTCGGCTGGCAAGCTTTGATCCAAGAGCTGAACGAAAAAGGAGTGCTAGACTTGGAATCACTGCAACAGAAGCTGCAAATATCAGACGACTCTCTCGATGAGCTCGGCATTGATGACAGCACCAAGAAAGCAATCCGCTCTTGGCTCCAGGCAATGATGGTCGGTCCGATGTCGAGCGGGTTTTGATGGCTAACCTGCGAAGGAAGTCTTGCAGTTCAGGAGGCACGTCCAAGTCCGCTTTGTAAGGCGCAGTCATGACCTCTTTAGACATGCGCCACCTCCTTCGTGGGGCGCTTGGCGCGGGTGGGGAGGGGCTGACGGTACAAATCTGGCCGGAGTTGCTCGCGAGGGATGCCAGTTTTGGCCTCTACTGCCGAGAGATGGCGAACCGGGATGTGCTTCAGTCTGCGCCAAAACAGCACAGACGTTCGATGCAGGTTGCACGCCTTACTTAGTTCGAGCGCGCCGCCTGCGGCCTTAATGGCTTCGTCCACAATCGACATGAACAAACGTTAGAATGTCCAACATCAAAACACAAGATAAAATGTTGGAAAAACCATCCCTTGCATCCGCTGAGTATGATTGAATTTCCAACATGACAGACCCAATCACCATCGGCGATCGATTGAAGGCACTCCGAACCAAGTTCGGAAAGGCGCGAGGAGCGAGAGCAACTCAGGCTGAGGTCGCGGATGCCGTGGGTATCGCCAGAAGCACCTTAACTGCCTACGAGAAAGGTCACGACAAGCCAGGTAGAGATACCCTGATAGCTCTGGCTGAATATTATGGTGTGTCCATGGATGCGATCCTGTCGAATAGCCCGACTGTCGCACCCATCCACACCACTCAGATTGAAGTGCGTGGCGACGTGCAGGCGGGTGTATGGCGTGAGGCGATCGAATGGCCACAGGCTGACTGGTACGCCATTACGGTCCCGCTGGACGTCGCCTTTGCTGGCCTTCACCGCTATGGCCTCCTCGTAAAAGGGGATTCCATGGACAAGGTGTTCCCTGATGGGTCAATCGCCGTCGTGATCAACTTGGTTGATCTGGGCCGTATGCCCAAAACTGGCGAGATTGCTGTAGTCGTCCAGCGGTCGAAGACGTCCAATGAGTTTGAGGCGACTGTAAAGGCCGTCCAGGTGCTGGATAGCGGCGAGATAATCCTCTGGCCCCAAAGCACGAACCCAGACTTCGCAACGCCTATCCGCATTAAGCCTGGCGAATGCGATCATGATGCCGGGATGCCTGATGTCTTCATTCAGGCGCTTGTCGTGGCGAGTTATCGGCCCAAGCCTATGGTTTCGTTTTCGTAAATTTAGTTTTTAAAAATTACTTTGAAAGTAAAATTACAATGAGCAGTGATGTCGTACCTGTACCGATTCAATCTGCTGAAGAGCTACAACTTTCATTAGCAAAGGTTGCATTTGAAGTCGCTCGAGTATCCTCTGTACTACAAGATTTTGTATGCCCTCCTAACGCTCTTTTGGGAGCAATATCTCCCGATGAGGCAAAGGCTCGACTAGAGACTTCGTATCAAAGCATGATGAAGCTTGCTGGCGAGCTTTTGGGGATGAGTAAGGAATGAATGAGGCCGAAGCTCTCCGGAGTCAATTTGACAATGAGCGGGCAAAGCGAGGTCTACCACCTTCCCGCTTGCCTCCAGGTGGAGGCGGCCCATATGATCCTCGTATGGAACAGCGAGTTGCCTCTCTCGAAGCGAAGATGGACAAGGTTCAGGAGACCTTGAATTCCATTACGGTAACCCTTGCCAAAATTGAGGCAACAATAGTCACAAAAGATGACATTTCGCCCGTACGGTCAGATGTGGCGGTAATAAAGACTTCTCTGGATGCCAAAGCCACGTCAGCAAGCGTTGCCGAGATTAAAGGGCGTGTTGACGCTCTACCGACAATGCCAAAAATCTCGGCCATTCTTGTGCTCGCACTTACAGCCGCGACCATGATCCTTGGCATTTACCACCACGGCATTATAGCTAGGTGGTGGTAACAGCCCAGACACTGACCCCGCCCGGCTTCGGCCGGGTTTCTTTTTTGATAAAAAGTTAGAATATCCAACTTTGTTATTGACGGTTAAATGTTGGAATTGCTAACACTCATCCCACGCCAGAACGGCGATGGGAGAAACGCTCGTGACACAGCTTACGATCCTTGGAACGAATATCAGGCAGGACGCGGAAGGCAGATATTGCCTGAACGACTGCCACCGGGCTTCTGGGGGAGACGCCTCGAAGGCACCAGGCCAGTGGATGGCAAACAAGCAGACTAAAGCCCTGATAGCAGAAATGGATACTGTGGAATTTTCCACAGTTTCAGAAACTGCCGGGAAGTCGGTAGTTACCATCGAAGGCAGAAACGGCGGCACCTATGCCGCTAAAGAACTGGTCTACGCCTATGCAATGTGGATCAATCCGGCTTTCCACCTGAAGGTTATCCGAGCCTTTGATGAGATGGTGAGTGGAAAGGGTGTGCTTACTGTGCAGACCCTTTCGCGTGAGCAGAAGATCAACGAGGCCTTCCTTCTCTCGCAGGACATCATCCGCGAGAAGGACGAAGAAATTGCAGTTCTACGCCCGAAGGCCGAGGCCCTGAAGGTCATCACCGAGGCAGACAGTGACCTTGGCGTTCGTGACGCAGGCCGGGAACTTCAGATTGGTCAGAACCGCGTTGTCGAGTTCTGCCTCAAGCACGGATGGGCCTGCCGGGAAGGCGGGAAGCTGAAGGCCGCACATTACGGTATCGCCAAGAAGTATTGCCGTATGTGTGCCGCGCCATACACGGATCGCTTCACAGGTGAGACCAAGGTGCGCGAAGACTTCCGCCTGACCCGTAAGGGCATTGAGCGCATCGCGTATCATCTCGCCAAGCAACTCATGGCCAACCGAGAGAAGCAGGCACAGATTGCCCGCGAGATGGAGTTGCACTGATGCCATACCCTGACAACATCAATCAGGCCGCCCTTAATCACCGGATGGCTGGATTTGGCTATGGTAGCAACAGCGGCGGTCGCGTGGTCGAACTACAGCTCAAGCTGAAAGATATCGAGCGTCGTAGCGATGCTGTTCAGAATGAACTGAACCGACTGGATGAGCAGTGGTCCGAAGTCAACAATGAGATCAAGTCGCTCGAGGTGGCCTGCTGATGTCGAGCGAGCTGAATAAAGCACTGAATGAAGTGCGGATCGTGCGGGACTTTCTCAAGCGCGCTGATGTTCGAAGCGCTCTGTCAGGTCTGAATACAGACGATCTCTTTGGAGCGACTTACAGCGCATCACGGGCAGCTATTCGCCTCAGTCACGAAATCAAGGCCCGGTCTTTAGAAGCCGCCTAAGCGCCAAGTAAAAGCAAGGAATTCGAAAAATGCGTGAAGCAGTGAACGGGAGAGGTGCGTCCAATTTGGACGTCATTCACTTCCTGCCATCCTCATTCGTACAGCGTGCCCAGAAACTCGCCGCAATGGCTGGACACTGGCGCAATCAAGAGCGAATGGCGCGATCTGATGGTCGCGACAAAGACGCCGAGAACTATGCGCGTTGGAAAGATGCATGCGTTGCATCGCTCCATCAGATGGAAGAAAGCCGTCTTGTTTCTCAGGCCTCGCTTCATTGCGGACGTCTGGGAGCACAGTCATGAGCCTCAAGATTTACCGTGACCTTGAGCAAGGCACTGACGAATGGCTACAGGCGCGCTGCGGTGTCCTGACTGCCAGCACGATTGGCAAGCTGCTGACGGCGACAGGAAAGAGCGCGCGCAACGATAAAAGCCGCCGTATCGTCCTGGATCTTCTTTCGCAGCGCATTACCGGCGTTGTTGAGGAAATTCCTCAGACATTCGCCATGCAGCGCGGCCATGAAGACGAAATTGAAGCCAAGCTGCTCTACGCAGACCGTATAGATCCCGTGTCTGAAGTCGGCTTCATGACCGAGGATAAGTGGGGCTTCAAGATTGGGTACTCGCCAGATGGTTTGGTGGGTGATGATGGTTTGCTGGAATGCAAATCCCGCGCTCACGGCCTGCAGCTTGAAGTGATCTGTTCTCAGGAAGTGCCTGCCGAGTACATGGCACAGATCCAGACCGGGTTACTCGTATCGGGGCGCCAGTGGCTCGACTTCATCAGCTTTCCCGCAATGGGCGGCGGTCAAATGATGATCAAGCGCGTCTATCCCGATCCCGTCATGCAGGACGCCCTTGTTGATGCCGCCATGGCTTTTGAAGGCGAGCTTGAGGCCAAGCGAGCTGAATACGTCGAAGCAATGAAAAATCCCGAATTACGCTTCTTGAAAACTGAGAAGCGCAGCATGGAAGAGGAGATCCTGATCGATGGTTGATCTATCTCGCACCATTATTGCCAAATCGGATCAGTTGAATGCTGACGATCTTCTTGGCGGTCCGATCACTGTAAAAGTCCAGGCTGTGAAGGAAGGCAATTCCGACCAGCCGGTCGCTATCCTGTACGAAGGATGCAACGGCAAACCGTTCTATCCGTGCAAATCCATGCGCCGCGTTCTGGTCAACGTATGGGGCAAGAACGGCACGGATTATGCCGGGAAATCCATGACGCTCTATCGCGACCCGAATGTCAAATTCGGTGGGATCATGGTTGGCGGCATTCGCATCAGCCACATGACCGGACTGGAAAAAGACATGCCGATGGCACTGCAGGTCACGAAGGGCAGCAAGAAGCTGTTCACCGTGAAGCCGCTACGAGTGCAGCAGGAGCAGCAGGTAGCGCAGCAAGACCCTTGGGCTCCATGGGTTCAGAAATGGGTGAAAGCGCTCTCCGAAGCTCCGACATTGGAAAGTCTCGAAATACTTACTTCCAACGCGAAATATCGAGATGGATTGGAAAAGCTGAAAGGACGCAACGATGCGCGTGGTCAGGAACTCCAAGCCATAGCCAGCAAGCGTGCTGCCGAGCTGAGTGAAGTCGCCGCACAACCCGAAGACGACATGGTGCCAGCATGACAATTCTGTTCTTTGATACCGAGACTACTGGGCTCCCAGCATTTTCAATGCCAGATGGCCACGAAGCACAACCTCACTGCGTTCAGTTGGCCGCCATAATGACAGATGATGATGGGAAAGAGGAAGTCTCAATCAATGTGATTATTCGCCCTGATGGCTGGACCATTCCTGAGCAAGCGTCTGCTGTGCATGGCATTACGACAGAAAAGGCTATTCGATACGGCATACGCGAGCAGGTTGCCTCCGTCCTATTTTACGATCTTTTGTGTCGCGCTGATATTTTGGTGGCGCACAACATTAAATTTGATCGTCAGATCGTTACAACAATGTTCGCACGGGCAAACCGAGCGCAATGGAAGTTGCCAGAAGCGCAATTTTGCACCATGGAAACGGCGGCACCATTGGTGAACCTGCCGCCGACACCGCGAATGCTGGCAGCTGGATTTAACAAACCCAAAGCTCCCAAGCTCGAAGAATGCATTCAGCACTTCTACGGTGAGACGCTTGAAGGTGCGCATGACGCTTTGGTCGATGTTCGCGCATGCGCTCGGATCTACTTCGAAATGAAGAAGGGAGCCGCCGCATGACCCGCGACCTGGACCAGAACATGAGCGCTGCAATCTGGGTGCAGCATATGGCGGAGACGCTGTGGGAACTGTCGCAGGAGAACCGAGACAAACGCTGGGGCAGGGCGCTGGCGACTGACGACGTGCGGATGATGCGCCTCCAAGGGCGCTTTGTTGGGGGTGAAGCATGACCCCGCACCCGTTCCTTGTGTGGGTCGATCACGCTCTGCGCTCGCTGTCCGTGTGGTTCCACGACGGGATCACCGGGCATGGCTGGAGAATGCGGCGTGACTGATCTCCTACCGACCATCTGCGAGGCGCTGGCCCTCGTGTTCCTGCTGCTGATTGTGTCCGGCGCTGAGCCGGGGAGTGTTTGAGATGATCTTGATGCCAGAAAGACTTACGGCCGAGAACGGGGCAAAGGCTGAGCTGAACGGTGAGTTCTATGAAACCTACACTCGGGAGTGTACCGAATGTGAAGGCGACGGCTTGGGTTATGCGTGCCCCCATACCCAAGGCGAAAGCCGTTGTGAGGTTTGCAACGGGACCGGAGAACTGATTGAGCACGTCCCTGTCCAGTGGACCACCATCAAGGAGATCTACAAGCGCGCTGTTGCATTACTCGGGAAGCCTCAGGATGAAGCCATTGCCGAGGCTGTGGCGGCGGAGAGGGAGAAAAACGACGCTCTAATCCGTTCTCTTGCGGTTGGATATGAGCGCATGAGGGGCGTGCTTTGCAAAATGGCAGCGACATCTGGGCCGGACACAAGCTGGTATCGTCATCAAGCCACTCAAGGAATGGATAGCGTTCCCGGTATCTGGGACATCGCGAAGATCCCTGTGGAAGCGGAACCGGGCGAATGCTCGTGGATCAACCGCGACGGATCTCTCGAAGCCATCCGGAGCGCCGCGAAATGACCCAGAACACGGAACAGAACGTGCGGACGCAGGGTGATCAGGTCCAGTGGATGGTCCGCTTCATCAGGACTAGTCGGGGCAGAGAAACTCTCGAATGGTTCTTGCGAGAACATATCCGACTTGCCGAAGCCCGAGGCGCGGAAGAACAGCGCCGGAAGGATGCGGCAACATCCGATGAAGCGCTTGAAGAGATGACAGTCGAGCGGGACAACGCTGAAGAGTTTATCCGCAAATTCGCTGAGCGCGTTCTAGGACATAGCGTCGAATGGTCTTCATCTTATGGCTTCGGGGCAGCGTTTGTTGACGTCGCTGATCGTGTGGACGCGTTGGAAGCGGAGATTGCGTCTCTGAAGGAAGCCGAGCAGCTTGCGCGGGCTGATGCTGAGGCGAGTAAGGCGCGGGAAGAGGTGCTGAAAGAGGAAAACGTTTCATTGGCGCGAAAGGTAGATCTTCTGAATAGCCCTCTAAGCGGAGACCACTACGAGACACCTGACGCGCTTTACGGGGTTGATTTGGAAGATAGTCTTTCCGCAGTAGCTGATGAGAGTTCTTGCGGGGATATAACACGCGTAATTTCTTGGCGGAAACTTGGACCTATTTTCATCCTCAATGCTTCAGATGATAACGTAGAGAGTTTTTCCGCTTTCCCGTCTAGGGAGGATGCCGAAAAGGCCCGCGCCGCGCTCACACGCGAGGGAGGGGCGTGATGGGTAGTTTTTGCAGCGAGAAAATTATCACAGCCCGCAAGCCTCATCAGTGTTCTGCCTGCCTGAAACCTATCAATGCAGGGGGAAAGTACCTTCGCGCCGCAGGAGGTTCAGACGGCACTTTTTGGAGCGGCGCTTACCATCCGGATTGCAGGGAATGGGAAATCGAGGTGAATAATCAGGCTCACGGCCCGTTTTCTGACGAATGGGATAGCCTGCACGAGCATGTGGCGGAGTGCCGTGATGTACTTGATGGGGCACCTGAAGAAGTAAAGCGCCGGTTTCCACCCGCAGGAGACCCGGCATGAGCGGATCTGTCATCCTTCGAACCGGCCACGAAGTTGTGGACGGGATGATCATCTACAATGACCGAGCCATGTCATGGGAAGAAGCTGACAAGCGTGCGGGTTTCCGTCTGGATCGTCGTAAGTCATGGGCTTTCATCCCTAATGACGACAAGGCCGACGTGCCTGAATTATGCTCGATGGTCACGTTCAGCCGGTCTTGCTGCGATTGCACCGATGAAGACCCGTATCGCGCCGGAGCGAAAGGCTGGGGCTGCTCTGCTTGCGGATATACCGGGCGGAGCCGTGAAGCATATTTTGTCCCGCATATTCACGCAGGAGACCCGGCATGAGCGGGCGGACGGATACGAAGCGGCTGGAGTGGATTTTCCGGCAGGATGTAGTGATCGGAACTTACGGGAGTGATCCGGCTGCGTGGAAAGATGTGGTGTTCGCTCTTTATCAAAAGACGTTCCCCATCGATCTCGTGGACGGGCGCATTGCCATCGACGCAGCCATGGACGCGGAGGAACGGGGATGAGTGGCGTGACAGACCCACGAGTGGAAGCTGCAGCGCGGGCGATGTGTTTAAGCCACGTCGAATATGATGATCTTGTATGGAATGGGATGTCTGAAAAAGACAAGCGCTTCTACCGCGAGACCGTCGAAGTCATTCTCAAAGCCGCAGACGCCGCAGCTTGGCAGCCGATCGAGAGCGCGCCGAAGGATGGTGAAACGGCTTTCGACATCTGGGTGACAAGCAAGGAAGGTGGATACCGGATTGCAAATGTCATGCGCGCTGATGAGGTCTGGGTTTTTGACCTGATGGAATGGCCGGACGAAATGGTACCTGCAACCCACTGGATGCCTCTACCCCATCCGCCGGAGGCCAAGCCATGAGCCCCATCACGAAAGAGCAGGCCATCGCGCGCCTACCGCGCGTTGCTACGGGCTGGATATTCCCCATTGACGCTAACCTGCCCGTGTTCGAAGCGCTGGAGAAAGAAGGGATCGCGAACCGCAAAGGGTTTGGGTTCCAGTTGAAGGAGGTGAAGCCATGACCGAACCAACCCTAACCCGCCCACAGCGTGACGTCCTGAACGCCCTGCAAGCACACCCAGACGTCTGGCACGAACCGGACAAGCGCAATCGCTACGTCTATCAGCCCCTTATGCGCCTCGGTCTGGTCGAGCGCAGTCCGGACGGGCTGTATCGCGCCGTGAAGGTGAAGGAGGGTGGCCATGGGTGAGACGCAAGGTCGCTGGCTCAGGCCAAAGGACGTCGCACAGCATATCGGGAAACCAACCGGGCAAATTCTTACCCTCGTGAAAAAGGGAAAACTGCCCGCCCCATCCTATCACTTTGGGCCAAAGTCGCCGCGATATGACAGGGAAGAAATCGACCGCCTTTTATCGGGCGGTAAAAAAGCAGTGGAAACGGGTATCTCAGACGAGGCGATAAGGAATGAAATCTTCGAAAGAGCGCGTCGTCAAAAAGCGCCTCGCAGACGGAACAGTCAGAGAGTACCGGTACCCAGCAATTAAATCCGCAGAACCAGCCCCCACGCAAACAGTGGGGGCTCTTCTGAGGGCTTATCAGTACAGTCCAGAGTTCAGGGCGCTCGCCAAGCAATCACAGAGAACATATCTCATCCACATCCGGCATATTGAAGTGCTTGGGAACATTGATATCACCTTGTTAAAGCGCAAAAGTGTCCTCAGCATGCGAGATGCTTTGGCGGTTACGAGCGGCCCGAGTACGGCAAACATGACGGTGAAGGTGCTTGTCAGCATATTGAACTGGGGCATTGATCGCGAATGGCTTGTCAGCAATCCCGCAGCGCGGATCAAGAAGCTCCAGACAGGCCATCTGTTGGCTTGGACGGCAGCAGAAGCGGACTTTGCTGAGGCGCATTTCCCTGAGCATCTTCGTCGCCTGATAGTCTTGGCGCGCTACACCGGACAGCGGCGCTCAGATTTGGTTGGGCTGCTGTGGAGCGCTTACAACGGCGCCACGATCAGGGTTGCACAGCAGAAGACAAAGACCGTTCTGATGATCCCAGTGCATCCCAAGCTGAAAGTGGAGTTAGACGCTTGGAAGCGTGAAACTCAATCCGTCCATATCCTTACGTCGAAAAGCGGACTTCCCTTACACGCAGGCACTGCGACAAACACGGTCATGGCGCTCACGCGCGCCTTAGGAATGAGGGAAGGTTTGAATATTCATGGCCTGCGGAAGCTTGCTGCGGCTGAACTGGCCAACGCCGGATGTAGTATGCTCGAAATCGCCGCGATAACCGGACACAAATCTCTGAACATGATCTCGCTTTATACCGCGTCTGCGAGCCAGGAAAATATGGCTATAAGTGCGGTGAAAAAGTGGGGAGAGACCTAG